AGTAGCTAGAGTTAGTGTTGGATGCAGAGTCGGAGAACGGAGAATAAATAGGGTAGATCGCCTGCCCTGCCGTAGTCTTTAGCCAACCGGGAGCCACCCAATCACCTACCACCGCAGAAGGCAAACTAGAGCTAATCGGGAAAAACGACACCGTAGCTGGAGTAATGACGTTAAACCAGTAAGGGTAGTCCCCAAGCTCGTTTGTCCACATCTGAATAGACGAGTCGAAGAAGGTATAAGCCTCTGCGTTTACTCGACCTACCAGAGAGAACACATAGTCTTTCAGCTCTGCTGCGTTGGTAGGTATGGCCACTATTCTACACCGTAAGGCTTATCTAGAGCCCCTCGAAGGATTTCCAACTCCTCTTCAGTCATCTCTAGCTCGCCGATCCCATGGTCTTCCTGCATACGGTGAACCTCTTCTAGATCAGGCATCGCCTTGGCCGCTTCTTCTTTTTGAACCTCGGGGAGTCTCGAAGAAAAATCTCTTAGATCTTTCTCGATCTCTTCTTCGTAGCTCTTTCTGATCTGCTCGATTTTATCGTCTCGCTCTTTCCTGAGTTTACTCTCGGCCAGATCTCTCGTGACCGACCGGCTGACTACGTGCATTTTAGAGAATGCGTCTTTTAGCTCTTCTGGAGTAGATCCTATCCTTTCCATCTTAGACGGGTCCGCTGCAGTGGAGTAGAGAACCCCATCCAGAACTGCAGTAGGTTTCATGTTCCCCGGTACTCCTGGGGTCTGCATGAAGTAGATCCTGGCTCGGTGAATGTTTTTCTTGGTAATCATTGCGCTCCTTATTAGTTGATGTTGGTTGAATCAATATATCACACCTTCAAAACAAAAAGAAACCCCCCAGTCGGGACTGGCGCGACTGGGAGGTCCCCCAGGGACAGAGTGACCCTGTTCTAGGCGAGGTAAGAGCGAGAAACCCCCGCCTAAAATTAGAAGGAGATGGTCGTTGGGGAGAACGCAGGGGTTTCGTATCTGTGAGGGAGGACCTCTCTGTATCTCAAGAAGAGATTGACAGTTTGAGTTCCCCCAGAACCGATAGTAGCCCGCATAACCTGGATAGTCTGGCCGACCGTCAAGATGGGATACTCGATGGACCCAGACTTCTGATTAAGGAGCTGATCTCGGTTGTCCCCGACAGTGTCGACATAAGCACCCAAGCTAAACATCTTAACCGTTCTGATAGACTGGTTCGCAGAGCAAGCAAAACTAGGTTCCCCTCCAGCAAAGGGATTCCATAGTTTTACTGCGTTGTCTAGCTCGTTGACAGTCTGGTAGGCTAGGTCAAGAGTATCCCCAGCGGCAGCAGCGTTGTCTCCCGGTTTAATTACCCGGAGAGTCAGAGCACCAGGAGTAGTGACCGCGCCAGAAGCGGCAGTATACTGAATACCGACTTCCTCTAGCATCACTGCGTCTTCTAGGAAGACTGGGAAAGTTCCCAAGACGTCTCCAACAGACCCAGTAGTCAGGGTGATTGTCCCGGAGTAGCTGACGATCTTGGTATTTTGAACGATGTGGTCAACCCGAGGGATGTGACGCTGAGCGACGTCATAGGGGTGGAAGGGTACCTGGGTGACCGCAGTCACCCCCGGAAACTCCTTTAGAATATTTTTAGTATAGTTTGCCATCTCTTCTCCTTACGCGGTTCCGATTCGAATTACTCGGGTTTGGCCTTCGGTTTGATAGTTGTATGGAGTATCAAACCCACCCATCCAGAACCAGCGAAGTTGTTTGACTTCTCCGAAAGTTCCGATTTCCCCAAGCTGAAGCTCGAAAGGATAAACCTCTAGCTCCACTAGGGCGTCATCACCGAAGATGACGGCCTCCCCAGGGGCCAAGACGTTGTTTTCTTCAATGAACCGGAATCCGTAAACTGGGTCGATGATCTCGCCAGTAAACAGCGACTCGGGTCTGCCAAATTTGGCTCTGTCGATGAAGTCAGGATCCTCCACCAAGTTGGCGATCACGTCAGGGGCAGCCACCATGATGTAGTGGCCGGTGTTGCCGTAAGCGGGGATGCTCAGATTGTTCTTCATGTAGAGACCGAGCTGTTTCAAGTCCCAAATGCTAAACGGTCTGGTTTGGGTGGCTACGGGAGTCCCAGTTCCGACCATAGTAGCAGTCTTCGAGGAGTAGGTCCCCGTGGGAGTGTAAACTACTTTGCAGTTTACAAGAGGGTCAGCGGCTACTCTATCAAGAGTTCTTGCTGCGTCGTCTCTAAGAGCGTTCATGTAGATACTGCCGATAGAGAGCTGGGAGACGATGTCTGCCTGCTGCTCAAGAGCGACAGAGTTGGCCCACGTCTGGTATTTGACCTCAAAAGTGCTAGTTTCTAGCTGAGTGATCGGGGTCTGGGCAAGAGGTCCAATTCTTCGTCCTTCGTTCTGAAGGTTCGAGACCTTGACGTACTTCATCCCAGTACCTTGGTGAGCGCCGTAATTCGTTTCAGGTCGGGCGAACTGGCGGAAGACTTGCTTCTTCTGAGCGGCTACTCTGACGTGCTCGCTGAGGGGGTTGATGTATAAGTCTTTTACGTGGTCCGCTGTTACGATACCCTGCGGCGGAAAGTACATAGGTTCCTCCAAAATTTGGTTGGTTCCTAGGTAATCGAGTCCTGCCGATTGCGTCCCGGAAATTGTCTTTTCCTTTATATCGAAAAGAGAAGAGTTTGTAAATAGCTAAATAAAAAAGACCCCTAATCGAGGTCTTTTTGTGTCAAGAAAACTTGATTAGCCTCCCCGCATCTTCTCCCACTCGGCTCTGCGCTTAGCTGCGGCGGCTTGTCCTCTCTCGTATGCAGAAACGCTGTTCTGACCTTGGTTTCTTGTGTTGTTTCGAACTTCTCCGCTGCCTTGCATTGACATAGCCTGGTAGGGATTGGAGTTTGGGTGCTGCGGCTGCTTCTGGTCTGGCTGATAGCCGACCTGTTGCTGATACTTAAGCATCCTCTGCTCTTCTTCGTATTCCTTGCGGTAGTATTCTCTTAGAGCCTTTTCAGTAGCAGCGGCCTTTTCGATTCTTTCTGCTTCTCCATCTATTCTGGGGGGATTGCTTATCAAGCTGTAAATCTCCCCCACCAGACGGCGATTTCGGATTTCGTATCCCCTGCTCTCTAGATCGTCGATGACTCTCTGCTGCTCCTCTATCAGCCTTTGCTGCTCCTGTTGTCGAAGCTGGTCGTAGGCCTGAAACTCGGCGTATTTTTGATAGTCTATTTGATTTCTACTTTGGTATTCTGTCTGCTCTTGTTGGTCGGACATCTTCCTGATCCTCTCTAAAATTGGCAGAGACACCTGAGAAGAGAATGACTCCTCTAGCAGATGTCTCAGAGTTTTAATCGAAACGTTTCGGTGGTATACCGCCCCGTTGATTTCTGATTTGGGTTGATCTGGCTTTGACTTCGTTTCTGAAGTCTGCAATCGCTCTCGCTTTCCCACTTATCCTCCAGAGTTGTTCGGAGGTCTGGGCGGAGGTAAGCTCCTCTGTTATCTTCTTGTCTAAGGCAGACAGGAAGTCGTCAAGAGGAAACATGACCCCCTCGATTTCTAGACGAGATATCATCTAGCACCGAGGTTGGACGACGTCTTTACCGTACCACTCTTTGATTCCGCTCGTCGTCCCTTGAGTCGACAGCTTATTCCGAACTTTTCCGATGCCTTCTTCTTGTTCTTCCGAAGGCTTATTGGTGATTAAAACACCTTTTTGCTCAGCTCCGGGTTTCTTAGAGCTGGTGAATTCCATTCTGTTACTTGCCATTTTTAGCTTCTCCTCCGCCCTTACTTAAGGGGTTCGATTGTTCTGGCTCCTCCAGGACGACTTTCTTTCCTCTCCCAATCCAATCCCACTTAAATGTTTCAGATTTCCTAGAAGCATTTATGTTTGAAGATGTTTTAGGGGCGTGTTTTCCGTAGTCCGGGCAGCAGCTATTGTCCATTCCTGGACCTTAGCATAAAGGAATTTTTATTGCAATCCCGGAGGCTGGGATGGGACGTTGTCTACTGGACCGCCAGGGAACGGAGACCCGGACTTACCCTCCTTGACGTTCACTACCTCAGCCGCTGCGCTCGGAGAGGCTTGCTGAAGTGGAGAATCCGGATTTCCGAGCGGGGGAGGCGGGAGAGCTACCTTGTTCAAGAACTTCTCTGGATCTAGCCCCATAGTCTGAACCGTCTCTCTCGCCATCTCCGACATGTTGATGGCAGCCTGCAGATGGGGATTCCCTTCAAAGAACTTGAACATGTAAGACATTTGCTCCATCCGCATCTGACGCTGGAGTAGACTGGAGAAGACGGTGACCTTGAATGCATAGGCCCCGGCAAGCCATTCGTATCTGGTCTTGGAGTCCATATTGGCCAAGGCTTCAAGATCCTTCTTCCAGGATTCTATTACCTCAGGCGGGGACTGGTCGCCCGGCTTTACGATGTCAGCAGAGCAGTCGTTGACAAACTGCTTCCAGTCTTCGTCGGGGAAGTATTGGAGAGTTCTAAGGAAAATGGTCTCAAGAAGACTAGATATGAATTTCTCCAAGTCGTCAAACATGTCAGCCATCCAGATAGACCCAGACACGTTTCTCGATTGAGCTTCTTGGGCTGTGGTTCTGCCTCTGGTTCTTGGCATACCCATATTGTCCTGATCGGCGCCGGTCAGCTCCTGAACGGTTGTATTGAAAAACTGAAGATACTGCCAAGCAGAGGGAGGTATGTCTCCTACCTGGGAGAATCTCACCGGTTCGGTTTTAGCCCCATCGGGGTTGACAGTTCTGATGATCTGGCCGGGCTCTACTGATATATCCCCTCCCCCGAACTGACCTATTTGAGGATCGTTGGGGTCGATGCGAGTCATCTCTACCAGTATCGGAGGATTGAGAACCCTAAACATGTAGTTGTTGAACTGGTTGACCAAGTCATTTCTTCCCTGGAATAGGTCGATGGCGTCGGTAATTGGGCTCTTCCCGAAGACAGATCCGGGCTTTTTGATGTAAGTCCCGCTGACTACGGAAAAGCTATTGTCCCAGTGGGGTATGGGGATGGGAGAAAGAAGAACTTCGTCTCCGCTGACCACGCAGTAGCTGTCCTCAAACAGAATCTCTCCAGTGAACGGGTCTTCCAGAGTTCCCTCAAAGTGGACCAGGTTAACTTCTTTGTTCTTGAAGTATTGCTGAGGGTGGCCGGTCTCTATTGTCTTGGAGATCGTTCGGTCGTTGACGTTAGGTAGTCCAGCTTTGTTGCAAGCTCGCTCGACCGCGTCTGTATCATACCCCAAGGCCCGGGCATTTTTTCTAAGCTGGCCGCGAGAAATCGTAGATTTCCACATGGTGTAACGATGGATCTTCGAACTATCTCTTCTGACGTCTGAGCTGGAGATGACGTCAAGAATCAGCTTTGGTCTGTTCCGGTTAGGGAGGAAAGGCCTAGATCCCTGAGTTCTAGGATCGCTGTTGGGGATAAACGACCCGACAGGGAGGTCGTTTCCGCTAGGGTTCTGGGATGTGGAGGTGACAGAAGTGTCCCATCCCGTAGTGCTGTAGTAGGCGATGATATGCATCTGCCCAGACAGCAAACCGTATCTCAGTCCTTCTTTTATCACAGACCTAAAGTTCTTGTTATACTGAGTAATGCCCGAAGTGAGCTTTTTCATCATCTCTCGAGATATGTTGTAATGGGCTTGCTTCTCCGGGGCCAGGCATTTCATCTCAAACCAGTTCTCGCTTTTGTCGATGAAAGCCATCAAGCTAGAAACATACCGGTCGACGGTGTTCGCCATAAACGGGTAGCGATACTTCGACTGCCAATCTTGGTTAGAGCCGATCAGTTCGTAGTCTAGGTTGTAAAGAGAAAAGCAGTTGTCGCTTCTGTTCTGGATCGGCATGTATTTGGAGTCTTCGTCTCGGTAAGTCTCTTGAATACATCTGACAAGGTTGGCATTAGACGCACTGGAGCCGTTAATCTCTTTTGAAAGGTTTGACTCCTCTGGCTCCTTGTCTTGACCAGGCCAGCCATTGCCTCCCCACCCTGGAGGAGGGCTGGGTCGATCAAGGATGGTTGCATTAGTGCCAAAAGCGAAACTGGAAGTAGACATTACATGAAACTCCTTCGAACTGTCTTAGGTGCGATAGACAAGGACGACTTTCCGAATTCGTCGTCAATCACCGGCTTGTCTAGACTTCGCATGTGGATCATGGCATACCTCAAAGCGTCCATGATGTGGTCATAGGTACCATCCTTGACGATCTCATCGAACTTGACTTTATCATAACAGTAACCAACAGAGAAAGCCTGGAAGACCTTTCGAGCGTTCTTTTTGTCAATGAGGAAGTAAGGCCTACCTCCCCTGTTGTGTTGAAGCAGTTTGTCGATAAGGTTGATCCCGTCCCGGATTGCTGACTTCTTGGCCATCGGGTTTCGAACTCCAAGAGCCCTCAGCTCGTCCATGTCGGTTCTGCCGGTCTGCTTGTTCATCTGATTTCCTGCTATGTCGCAGTAATCTTCGAACCTGGCCCCAGGGAATAGCTTCTCGCACTGCATCAAGACGTCTTTAGCCCAGGCAGTCAAGAGGCTAAACTTCTCGAAGAAGCACTTCAAGATCCTGATCTGCTTTCTATCCCAGTCGTCTTGTATCAATACGCAGGCATTTCCATGGAATCCAAAATCCCACCCCCTGATGATGGGGTATCTCTTGTTCCAGATCTGGCACAGATCTTGGTCAGTGGCGTGAAACGAAGCGGAGAAGCTTTTGCCAAAGACAGGGAAACCAGCGATAGCAGGAGCAAACTCCCCGTCCCCTAGCGATCCCACTAACCCAGGGGTGTGCTGGTAGGCCTCTTTCTGATCTTCTAGATACCCCTCCCGCCTAAATTCGTTCTTGTCAGCATTACACTGGATTGCTCTGTAGGAGCTGTCGGGACTCTGGTTGTCGATTGGGTTATCTGGCCCCCCAAAGAATCTTCTATACACCCAGTGGTCTTCGTCTGGGGGGTTGCACACGCAAAAAACCATACGCCGGAAGACTCCAGGCTGACGAAGTCGGCCCGGGAAAGATGCAAACACTTCTTCAGTCAGGGCGGCAACCTCCTCAAAGATGCCGATAGAGAAAGCCATACCACCAAGGGCGTGAGCAACCGCAGTTCCGCCGCTGGGTTTTAGTGACTCGTCAGACTTGAAATACAAGCAACTGCCATTCGAAAGACGAATGTGGATGTCGCTCTTGTCTTTAGATGCCTTATACGGAATCCCTAGCATATTAAGAATCTTGATGCTGTCCTCAAAAGGACCTAAAAGCAACTGGGATCCGGTTTTCCTGATGACCAATCCATTCATCTCTGGGTAAGTGCATAGATGGCGCCAAGCTATTGCTAGCACCCCCCAAGTTTTCCCTGACCCTGGGTTGCCGTAGACTAACAGGAACAAGGTTCTGGAGATGTCGATTCTAGTGGTGTTGATGATGTTCTGAATGTTTCTCTGGTTCTCGTTCATCTTGAAGTTTTCATCAAACTTCCCAGACAAGGAGAAGGCGTCGTCCAAGATCGAGGCAAGACGACGCTGGACGATGGTGTCTACTGACGGGAACTCTCCGGCCCCCACCTGTAAAATTTCAGTTGAATACCGCTCGGACGCCATTAGATGCTGCTCCTAAGAGAGGGGAGGAACCTCTGGGCCAGGTCGGCTTTTAGCTGTGGCCTAAGTTCCTCGGCCACGTAAGGGATAACCACAAGAGCGAACTGGGTTAGGGCGTTTTCTAGCTTAGAACTCCACTCCAGCTTCACTGCAGTAGACTCAGTGACTTTCTTGTATTTTTCGACGACGTCTGCGGCCGTCTTATGAATCTTGACCATTGCTTCTGCTTCTTTGGCGCTCATTCTTAGGGTAGGCGCGAAGACGAAGTCGTAGCTGAGAGCCAAAGACTCCATCAAGTCCTCTACTTGAAGGTCCTCGTAAGTGCCTTCGATAGTCTTCTTGAAAGCAGAAAAGAAAGCTTCCCTCTGTTGTAAGCTCCCAGCCTCTAGAGAGGCTCGAAATTCGTAGGCAAGTGTTCTGATGTGAGCAATCTCTCGGCGGAGATCGATGATGTTTGGGTCGGTTACAAAGGTTTCGTAGTTTTGAATTCTTAATTGCTCTTCCATAGGAGAGCAGTTTATCAAATCTTCAACCAGTTTATCAAGGTCACTTTTTCTTCTTAATATACGGACTGGTCAAGTGTTCTCTTATCCGGTTCCTAGCTTGTGCCAGCTTTTTTAGGTGAGCCTCGGACCCCTGCTTGTAGCAAGGGTGAATTACCCCAGTCTTCATGAAGAGGGCGAGAGTAGCTAACCCGAAAGCGTCCGCCTGGTTGTGATCCCTTACGCTTGTAGCAAAAACCATCGCGTCTTTGTCGGCGTTACCCTTCCCAGTAACAAAAGACTTCAACTCGGTCGGCATCACGATTATAACCTGATCTATCCCCGAGACGTCTGGAGGGCACTCATACACCCAATCCCACAACCTGTCCGCCATTTTGCCGTAGAGGATAGACAAATCCACGTTCTGGACAGAGAAAGACGGGCTCTCTATGGCAACAAAAGGCGGCTCTGATATGTCCAGCTTCTTTAGCTGACTCATTACGTCGTCGACGATTGTGTCTATTCTCCTTAGCTTTAGAAGGTCGAGAGTGCTCCTAGTGGCTCCTGGGGTTTTTATTGGCTTTGATTTGAAGGACCCTAGAAAATGAGTCGAGATCCCAGGATTGTATCGTAGGACGCACACCCCAGTATTGGTCAGTGATTGGTCTATTCCGATGAAATACATTCTTTTATAACCACTCTTACCTCTTCTACCGACATGTCGGCTGGCTCTAGTTTAGTGAAAATTGGAGTAACTGAAGGGAAGAGATACCTCGGCAGTTGACGTCTGATCTTTTTGTTCGACATGAGCCCAGCTCTGTCCGGGTCCATCCAGGTAAACGTCCTGCAAATCGACCACTCCTCCCTCTTCCCCATTAAGTGGAACAGTCCAGTTGGGCCAATGTTGGTGCCAAGAACGGCGACCGGGTAGATTGGGCCAGCCCAGTCCACTGCTTGTGCTATCCTTATCGAGTCAAGTATGCCTTCGCACAGCACCAGGCACCCAGACTCTTCTGACTTTGGAGCGGAAAAGGGGACGAAAACAGTCGTTTCTCGGTTGTCTTCCTGGGAGAACTGCATCCTCCAGCCCTTTTGGCTCCTGAAAAGGGAGCGATTCTGGGTCAATGACTCGCCTTCACACCTAAAAGAAACCGTATAATCCTGACAAACGTCCATTTTTCGGTCTTTTATGAGTCTTTTTTGGTCTTTTAGGGGGATTTTCCAGTCGGACTCCATGATTTCCGAAAATAGCTGATCTGGGTCGATTTTGGCTTTTTCTGGCCTTTTTTGGCGTATTTTCGGCCTTTCTGGGGCCCTAAACGAGTCAAATGGGTCTTCAAACTTCCCTGAAAGGCAGGTAAAACAATAGCCTACCCCCAGCTCGACGTTCCAGTAGGCTGACTTTACTCTGCAATCTGGGCAAATGTACTTACGTTCGTCGGACACGGGGATACATGAACGTCGGATAGTTTAAAAAGTCTTGATCGTCCTGCGGCTGGTGGACGGTAGACTCCTTTCTCCTCCTCCAGTCAGTCCTTTCGAGTATCTTCTCCAGCGCGGCCTGCCTAAATCCTTCGTGATCCCCCTCAAATAAGTCAGTTTTTATGTAGTTTTCAATGAATGACTTCTCTTGTCTGGTGAAAATTCTCTTTACCTTGACCCTGTCTTGAACGATCTGAAGTAACTCAGATCTCCAGAGCATCTCAAACTCCACCCAAGCGACAGTTTTTGTCGCGACAGGCAGGCGGAAGGGCTTGATAATTACCCCCTCTTTGGGGTCCTCCTTGCCGTGCAACACCCCCCAGTGTTTAGGCAACTTCCCTATGGCCTCCAAGGCCAGCCTATTCGACACTAGGGAGCAGAAATCGGCGTACTTTTTGTAGGCGTCCGACTGGCTTTGGAGCCTGGTGAGGCTGTCCCTATCGGATTTTATTTCGTAGGCGTGAAGGAAAAGAAGCCCGTCAAGTCTCCCTATTTGAACTAAATCGGCCCTGCACCCACCTAACTTGAACTCTTCCACTATTAGGCCCGGCAGCAGGGGGACTAAAAGGGTTCTTGCCTGAGTGTCGCTCCACCCCTGTCCACGGACGACTCCCCTCTGGCGTAGCTGCTTTACCGTAGACTTCAGGATTTTGTCCTTGGTAGACGCTGATCTGAACCTGGTCACTGTATTCCCAACCATTCTTCTATCTCCTTCGCTCTCTCTTCTTCTGGTTTCAGTGCGTTCGCCTCGATTCTGTTCTGAACTAGCCACCTAAAAGAAACCCAAGAATCTGGTATATTTATGGTAGGTATCGAGACGTCGGCCATAAAATAGGCGCAATGCTCAAACGGGGAGTAGTGGCGATTCTTGGCCATATCCAGACAGATTTTTACGTATTTAGAGATGTGTAAATCTGTTTGGTCCTCCCGGTCATAGGAGACCTTAGCACAAAGAGCGGTCGACACTATAAAAGTTAACAGGTCAACGTGGTCAAAAACATTCACTTCCTGCAGAGAGCGGAAATTAGAGTCCCCTTCCATGGATGACGCCTTTTTGTATGGCTCTATGATTTTCTCGACTTCCTTTCTGAAAGGAACGTGAAGAGTGTCGTTACTGGGAACAGACTCTTTGTAAGCCTTCCACATCCTCAAGGCGAGTGCAGCCATCTCCGGCTGCACTCCTTTACTTAGTCGCTGGTCGAAAAAGTTCTGCAACCCAGCTTTCCCAGTGGTAACCACTTGAGTAACGTGGCTGAACGATTCGAAAATTCGATTGGTAACTTCCTTGTGTACGTTGAACGACTTCATGAACTGGGAAGCCTCGTCGAGAAAGATGTCCACCATCCCAACCCAATAGGAAGACACGGAGTCGTCAGCCAGCTTCTCTCCAGACGACATCCCTGGCCGATTAGATCCAAAGAGTAGGGGTATCCAAGGGTCTCTTCGAACCGACTCTAGGCGCCTCTCTACTGGGATGGCTCGGCTACTGGATGTATTCCTCGAAAACATCCTATGAGTGTTCACCTCAGCCAGGATGACTCTGGGGTAGGTTACTTTGAAGGTGATTAGTTCCGCGTGGTTATCCTTCTTCGTGTGGGCGACTACTTCTGCTTTTATCACTATTCCAGCCCTTCCTCTCTTTTTGAAATCTCTCTATCTAGGTACCATCTAGCCTTCTTTAAATCCTCTAGGCCATTCTTCTTTCCTTCCCGAAGAACGTACTTTACCACGTTACCGGTGCGGAATCCGAGTTTGTAGTGCTCAATGATTTTTATGACTTCCATGGGGTTATCCTCCCCACCATAGTGGTCTGGGTGATTCACTTTTTCCACGTTAAAAATACTCCGACAAATCTTTGTTTTGGACGACAGCGGACTCGAACTCTTTTAGCCGATCTCTTGACTCTATGCAATACTTCTCCGATTCGTCAACTCCAATAAATTTAAGATCATTGAATAAGGCGGCAATCCCCACTGTCCCCGAACCCGAGAATGGGTCTACCACCAGCCCGCCATCGGGTGGTGGGGTTGTAGCCAGACACCATGCAGGAAGAGTCGGGGGAAATGGACAAGGGTGCTTGAATCGGCTGTTCGACTTGTTGGTGTAGGGTATGTGCCAAACATTTCCTCGGCATCTGAGGTCTTTCTTTCCGCCAGCATCGTCCTGACCACTACAAAATCTCTTGAGGTTGCTCTTGTCTGAGTAAGGGACGCCGAGAGCAAGTCGATCCAACGTAAGGGGTTTATCTGTCTTTCGATGGAAAAGGAATAGTTGCTCATATCCTCTATGAGGGGCATTGGTATTGCTGGGAGAGAAGCGGCCAAGGTTTCCGTCATCTTGATCGGTGTAAGAGAAGACCCAAGCATAGTCTTGCTGGAACTCCCACCCAGCCGACTGGATGTTCCCAACGACGTAAAAAGCCTTGAGAGGATTTTTGGGGGAGAGGTTAACCCATAGAGAGCATCCAGGGTTAGCGAGTTGAAGTAGTTTTCTAAAGGTAAGGATGATGATCCAAGAGTAGTCTTCTCTGGTTCGGGCGTCGGAAACTCCATCGTATTTCACTCCTATGTTGTATGGTGGGCTGGTGATGATGCAGTCGATTCCCTCTACTCCTTGCCAAGATGAATCGTATTCAGCTTTTCCTAATCTAATTTCAAACACAAATCCCTCCT